TGTAGCCTTACAAGGTCCCCATTAAGGAACCATATTTTTTTATTTCCCTTTATTACAGTTTCGCTATTGTAGATTTCGCTCTGGATAATTCCTTTGCTAGTAACCATCTGCCTTCTTCGCTTTCTGCTGGGGGATGAAAAAATTTTCTAACTCCACAAACAAGACAATAGGTTTCCATATGTTGCATACTGCTATATTGTCTATCAACAAAAGTTCTACCTTTACATTTTTTACAATAAATCATTAATTTATCTTTAATTCGGAATACCAACAATGACTAGATGTACTGATAAAGATAGGTCACCAGAAGCACCAAACCTTACAACACCCTCTACTCTTGTTTCTGTAACGCTTTTTAAAACAATGTTTACGTTTTGTCCTGCTGGTGTTTGTCCAGTGTTTACTGGTGTTGCTGATACTATTGGTGGATATTTAAAGTCTTTAAAATCATAGGTGAATGTTCTTTCGTTACCCGCCGAAACGGTGGAGTTGTTTGCAACTTCAACCAAACCGCCCACTATTCTTGTGTTAGAGGTTTGCACCTCTGCCTTTCCTGCACTTGCTGTATCAATAATTGTTTTACTTGTTTGCTTAGAAGCAACATTTGTAGAAAGGTCGTTTACAGCCTCAATTAGTTGATACAAATATGTAACATCAAGAGGTTGCCCTCTTTCTGGTAGTGGTACTTTTGCCATTTATTCCTCCTATTTTATTATACCAAAGAAACTAAGCCAGAGTTGTATATTTGAAAATTGGCATTTAGTGTTTTTTCAGATGATTCAACTTGAATAATTACACGTACATTTGTGGTTCCAGTTTTAATAAATTGATATGAATGAATGGACGTTGTGCCGTGGTAGGTTGCGGTAGCCCCATCAACTCCAACAAAAACATCATACTTTGGTCTATTTAATTCATCTCCCCAGACTGCACTAATAACTGATGTTGAAACCTGTACGGCTCCAGCAACAGCAGTAATTGAATCATCTAGTACAAGATTTATTGGAGACCATTGAGAAGTTCTGTTTTTATCTTCAGAAACAACTCTGTATCTAAAAACGTATCCAACTTTATCATGATCCAATGCAGGCAAAGATGCTTTTTTAATTATAACTTTTTTAATTCCTGCATCAGCCATTATGAATTATTTCCACTAGAAAGATCTACTGAAAATCTAAACTCAACATAGTTATTAGTATTAGGACTCTTAACTACTGTTGTTGCACCCGAAGTTTGAATTATTGAATATCCTGTTAGTCCGTAGAGTGGATTTACTGTAGCAACATTTTCTAGTTTTAAAGCATCTAAGGCTACATAATAATTACCAGAAGGATTAACTCCATCAATAACGCATGCGTACACCTTAACTACAGAAACAGCATTCCAATCAAATCCAGATGTTCTGTATAGTTGTTGAAGTTGTTTTGTTACAACAAAATATCTTTCTGTAGCAAAATCATATTGTCCGCCACTACTGTCATCAGCAACTTCTGCTTCAAGTCTTGCAAATTGTGTTCCACTTGTATTTTCAAATGAAACTAAAACTCTTGCTCTTTCTGGTTGAGTGCCAGCCCCATAAGTTCCATCTCTGTTTACTATTGAGAATGCTAACCTTAATTGATCTGTTGGAGAATTTTTTGTAAAATCAACTGTTGTCCCACTTAATCTAATATAGTTTGATGACGCTCCTATTTCAAAAGTATCTTGTGTTGGACCGCTATCTGATTCAATATCAAGATCAGCCTCATTACCCTTTATCATAATTACATTATTTAAAAATCTTGGTCTTTCATATCTTGCAACTCTTGGTGATTTAAAAAATATTGGATTATCTGCGCTTGTTTGAAATACTGGATCTGCTATAGCAATAATGTTGTCAAAGTTTGGAGCATCTAGCGCACCAGATTCTGTATCAATTGCTACTGCAGATGCTGCCGTTACGTATTGCCAGTTTTCTGTTTGTGTAAACGCAAAAACTGTTTTACTATCATATGCTCCCGCAGATGGATTAGATCCTGCAGAATATATTCCAATTTCAGATATTTCATATCTTTCTTCTGTTGGTAGTTCTGCTGTTAAAACAATTTTATCTACACCGTCTTCGTTTACAAAACCCCTAGAAGATATTGGAACACGAAACATTTCAAAATCTAAATTTGTTTTTGTTGAATAATCGCCAATTTCATCGGCAGTATCTAGCGGGGTAGCACCACAACCAATAGCAATATATGAGGCATAGGCAGGGGCCTGACCAAGTAAATACTTTGCAATAATAGTTTTACCAGTATTAGTTATCATGAGGCATAGTCTCCAAGATCTGCTTCATATATTGTACCACTTACGCTAATCTGTGTTTCTATTTGTTCATCAGGATTTATGTTAATAAATTCAATAATTAAGTCTCCCGTTGCGTTAAGGTATACGTTTTCTCCATTAGTGCCGTTGCCAGTTTCTGGAATTTTGTCTTCTAGTTTAATTGAAAATCCAGCAAAAAACTTGTCTGCGGTTTGTTGTAGGCTAAGGATATTGCTTGGATTATACCTTTGCTGAATGGCTGAAAGGTTTTTAATTGGTTGATATGATATTTTTTGTCCATTAACAATGTCAGATCTTGTTATACTGATTAACTCTTGTCCACCAATATTTTCAAATATTTGATCAAACATTCCATCTATAGGAACTGACTCTTCATCAAATAATATAATATCTAAAGTTGCAGTTTTAACTGGTGGTGGTGGAGGCGCAGTTATTACTTGTAAGGTCGGAGTTGGCGGTGTTGCATATACAATACTTGTTATAAAACTTGTTGGCACTACGTTTGAAACTAAAACTTTTTCAGCACTTGCTGTTGGCTTATACCCAGTTTCTGTGCGGTCAGTTCCTAGTGGTATAGGACCAATGAATAACTGATTTGGTATTGCTGGTTGAAAAGCATCTGCAATTGCTTGAGAAGAACTGACTGACTTTTTAGGAACAGGGGGCACATATGGCTTATATGTAGATGTAACTCTGTCTTCTCTTGTATTTGTATTTTGAACTACTTTAGATTTGCCACCGCCTGAATTTTCACTTGCCATCTTACACCTCCGCCAAATAAAGAGTCATGTCTGGACCATCTATTTTTCTTGTATACTCAATATTATAAACTATAAATCTAGAATTAGGCGAAGTAACTAAATCTAAATTATTAGAATCTTTATAGTTAATCGTTACTATATCTCCAAGTTGAATTGTTGGAGTTGCAAATATTTTTAAACCAACTGATTTTTTAGGAACCATAAGTTTATCTATCATCCAACCCATTAAGTTTTCTGCATCATCTTGTGTCTGTATATATGGGGTATCTAAGGTAAATTCGTTGTTTCCATAAATCATTCTGCTTCTTTTAATTTCATCAAACCTTTGTTTTTCAACTTGAGGAGAAACAATCTGAGAAGATCCAGTCAATAATGGGTTAGAAAAATTGCTACGTTTTTTAAAGTATTCATCAACTGTTAACTCATGGGTAGTGTCTTGTGTAAATGTAACGCCTTGAATTCTTAAATAGTTCCCGCTTGTTTCGTCAAGATTTAAGGCTGTGTCTGTAGCATTAAATATTAAAAACTCAGCACCGTATGAGTCTGCATAAAAGCCAGATGAAACATAGCCTTTAATATTATTAAATGTTGGTGATAATTTAGCGTAAAGTGCGGGGTAGGCACGATCATACTTAACATCAAAATAAGCACACTCTCTCATTATTGACCCAAACTCATCAAAATATAAATTGTATTTAGGTGGTTGTTGAGCACTAATTCCAGATAGGTAAGTTGCTTGAACCATACCGCTCATTGCATATTTCCTTAAAGATTCACTAGCACTTATTTCATTATCCCCAAAAGCGGACGAGAGTGTTTCTCCAACTGTAAAAACGCTATTTTGAGAATAGTTCTGTGACAAAGCATAAATGTTTTCAAACATAATTCTAGATGAGCCACGAACAAATGGGGCCATGTTGTTATATATTGGTAGTGGATCTGTGTCATCCACAACTTTAATTAATTGATTGTTAATGTATAAATAAAATCTTCTTATTTTTCCTATGTCTTGATACTCTACGGCTAAATCATATACCGTCGGATTTTCTTCACCAGCCATTCTATACTGACCAGTAAACCTGCCATCGTCAACTATAATTTTTGCTAGGCCGCCATAAAGTTTTACAGGAATTGCATTACTATTAGAAGCATCTTTTTTAATTTTGTAAAAAACAACATTATTAATAGAAATGTTTGATTGATTATTTTTATCTAATTTTAAGTATGACTCTATATTATCTTCTGTTAATGCAGCAATTTCAAAATAATATCCATTATTAGTGGTCGGATTAAGTAATACTGCAAGACCACCTGAGCCACCACCAATACTTACGTTCTGATCTGGTTGAACTCCAGCAACCTGATAATATGTTGTGCTTCCATTTGGTGTTTGACTACGACGTTCATTATTTTCAATCTTGCCAATAATACGCATTCTTGTTCCAAAATGTTTATAAGAATTATCTAATTCTTTATAGACATAAGAGACTAAGTCAATCGGGGTTTCGGTTGTTTCAAAAGTTGGACCATTCATTACTAATGCTGATGATTGAATTGTTCCAGTTTTAGGAGATATGGTTGAGTTAACTGGAGTCTCCGTTGTATAACTTGAAGACATAAAGTTTTTAATTGTTCCGCCTCTTGATGTTTGTTGGGCTTTAGAGTTACTAACTCCTGCTGCCCCAATTGTAGTTGCTGGCAAAGAAATATCTTCAAGCAAGGTGGTTGTAAATAAATATTGAGTTTCCATGTCACAGCCTCTAACATAAGTATTATCTGACCAATAGGTATCTATTCCAGCCGTATGACTTGTTATTGTTGTTCCAAATTGAGCACGACCATGCTCATAAACTGCACCATTTTGTAAACGAGTAACACCCTCAACTTCTTCATAAAAGGGAACTGTGTAAATTCTTACTAGGCCAGTTGGATATATTTTTCCGTTAAATGGCAAGGATCTAAAAAAGTTTTGATATTCTTGATTATTAGTAATCCACACATTGCTGCTACCCTGTCTATAAGAAACTCTCCATGCTTGAATTTCTTCACCTTTTTGTGCTTCTGTAATTTCTCCATTTGCAACTCTTTTATCTAAATTATCAATAACGCTTGATGGCGCCAATCTTCCAGGCAAAACAATTTCGGGTTTAGATTCATTTAAATTTATACCGTCTGGCAATATTGGATACCAAATTGCAAGGGTAACATTAAATTGTGCAGCATCATATCTAATAACTTCTCCATTAGAATAAAAATATCCTTGATATCTTGTAAGCCAATAAACGTTTTCTCCAAGATCAAAAACATTATTTACTAT